CGGGGGATAATATTGGTTGTAAACTGTTCTCCTGCAACTACATAACCTCCTGCAGTTTTATACTGTCCAAAAGTGTGAGAACTATGGTAAGATGTTCGATGCAATAAAGGTCGTAACGAACAAATACTCTCACCAGTAGTAATCATATCAATTTTGGTATCAAATGCAGCTGTTTCGTCAGTTAAATCTCCTGACTGTACTCCTCCGGCTGACAAGGTCGCTGAAATGGCCTTGGGCATAGCGTACCGGAAATCAGTTCCTGGATTAGAGAAAATTAATAACTCTATTTCAGGATCAGCTGCGGGTCCTGTGATTACATTCAAAATACGAATTGATAGTACACCGTTATGGTATTTTCTATCGAATACAAGAGCAGGTGTCTTAGTGTTATCACTAAGTTGCTCTGTACGGAATTGTAGATATGGTGTTTTAGCCTTGTAAGGCACTTCAATAACTACTTCATCCTCGTATTCAAGATCTATAATCTTCGTGAAAACGGACGTTTCAGGGTCAACAGCGGTTTGTATATTGTATTCTGGATCCCAGGACACTGCTATACGACCGCGATGGTATTGCGATTTTACAATCTTAATCTTATACTGCATAGTTCCACGCCATAAATTGAACATTTCTCCAAAATATGCACATGGTACCATGGTTCTAACATTGTTAAGTCCCACAACTTCAGAATTGAGTTGACCGGGAGAAACCAATGTAGTAAAGATTACACTACCAGGCACATAAGTGCTGTCAATTAATCTCCGTCCATAATAGGACTCACGTAATACTGTATTCTCAAATGTCAAAGAATCTTTTGGATCCACGTTCACTACTGAATTATCAATAGTTACTTCATTTTTGGGATCTATACAAAGACGATCAATTGGCATACGCGTTTCAGTATTAGCAAACGCGTGAAAAGATTTAGGTTGATACGGGTGCACATCATCAATCATTGGTGGATTTGAATATCCAAATATCTTAGCAATAGATGCAACTGCATTAGCACCTATAGAGGTAGCCATTGCAAACGGTCCTATAATAGGAGCGCCAGTTAACATTGCTGCGATATTACCAATAGTTGAAGCTGGACCTGATACAGTCCCTTCCTTCTCATATTCATCTCCCTGCAAACTCTCACCATAAGTGGGTCCTGCAAGGGTAACATCTTCTGCCCATGCGAAAACTGAAATAGAAATATCTGTTCCAGTTACTCCATTAGCAGATCTCAAACCACTAAAGTCAATAGCTCTAATCTGTCCCATGGCTGCTACATCAGTAGCATCTGAAACATTTAACCAAGAGCCAGTCCACAAAAATGGTAAAGTCATTTCAACCGAAGTCATCTTCTGAGGTTCTAACCATACACCCGGCAATTGGGAAATTGGGATGAGATCAGCCTCCGTGTTATAAGTAACACCTTGATTCATTGGTTGATAATAGACATAGATGGCACCATAATAAAATGGTGATGAATTTAGAACAAATTTCAATTTCAGATTACAGCGGATACGCGAATAATAATCCAACTTACGCGAGATAAATTGGTTACTAAAAAACGAAGTCCAAGGATCACTAGATTGGGAAAAGGCTAAACCTTCTGTCCAAACCCAGGATGCTATTTTAACTGGGCGAGATAAATACTCACCTAATTTAGCTGTGGCATCTTCATCAATAGAAAATGTATTGTCCATAAATCTTCCCATGTCATATGGGGACGCCATTTGCGAGTCATCAAATCTTACGATCTGTACTCGCTCACTGGCAGAGACCACTTCTTCGGAAGCGGTCGGGGCGGCTACGACATCTGCAGATTGCAGTTCGTAACCATGGTTGATCTTTTTCAGCTGATCAAGCTTTTCTAAAATTGTGTTTGCAAGTTTGGTAAAACTCATATGGAAAACCGTAAACTCATTGGAATTCCGAGGTTTGTCAAATTGTGCATCAACCGACACATATGTAAATACATATTTTGGGGAACGCCCAGGTAGATGTCCACACACATCCATTACTAAAAGTTTACATTGACTTATACTAATAGCAGGTAACTATGTGTGCAGGATATATTTTGGTTTAAATTGGACTTTATATCAGAAGCCCGGGGTGCAACTTAGTTGCCAGAACAATGAGAACAAACCCTGTGATCAGAGTCTTCCTTGTATTTTGTGATCATGTCATCCCATACTGGAAAATCTCTAGTCATATAAGGTTGTAGCTCATTCTCAGCCACAATTTCAAGCATCATTTTACGACGTTTTAGAAATTCTTTCTTTCCGTAGAAGAAATATTCCATCAACGCCGTCTGCATGATCTCAACACTGTGCTGTTCAATACAAAGAACTTGGCCAGGAATATGCTTGGTTAACATTTTCCCAATAGAAGAATGATCCAAAATAGCAACATGAGATTGCAATTCAGGTTCAAACCGCCAAGATCTCTTCAAAAAAGAAGCTTCAGAAATATCGATAAATGGCACAGATTCTGCTAACTTATCAGCCATAGTGTATTTAACACCAATAGTTGCCAACGAAGTTTGCAAAATAGTATGATCAAAATTCGATACAGATCTATGAATTCCCATGATATTATCATCACCATAGGTCATCACATTGACCTTAGCCTTGAATTGATTAAGATCATTTCCAGCTAATTTCCAAGCGTATCTCAAATAAAGAGAATTCACTAAACTGTTAATAGTAACGGTCAATGGTTGGCCCGACGGGTTAGACCCGAAGAATTCAATCAAATCTCCATTAAAATTAACCAAAGGAAAAGCAACATCAAAAGATATTCCTCGAATAACCTTCAATTCCTTTTCCTTCCACCCTGCTGCTTGTAAAATCAAAATAATGACATCAAATGCTGCTAAAATTACTTGAGCACACATATTTTTGTCAAATTTAGAATAGTCGCCAGCAACCATGCGATCCTTTCCATGTGCAGTAAGATAATGATAAATATCATCCCACTCCATAGAAGTAGCATTAGTTCCTGGTGCAGCTTCAAAAGCGAAACGGTTATTTTGTGATAATCGTACATATGATAATAAGTACTTTCTCACCACAAAAGACCAATCCGCAGGAGCCCCAGCAAAAACTCGAGTAGCCATGCTCTCAATTTTTGCCTGGGAAGTTGGTTCATCCTTCAGATGTCCAACAAAAAGTGGCATAACACGTTCACCATCCTGATACTTTTCCAAAATAGTATCCACTCGGTTGTAGAAGTGTTCATCAAAATCCACACAATCTTGCCATAAATCGTAATCACCCTTGTATTCCATAAGATATTTCTTCTTCTTACTCCAGGGGTAACCCATTGAAGTATTGCGGTTCATCTTATCGATAAACTTAACTCCGGGTAAACCATTGATTGTTGATAAATTGTCAAGAATGACAAGTTCTTTCAATTGTTCTGCAGGGATCATTTTTAAAATGTCCTGAGCAAAAGATTTCACACACTCTTGTAAGATATCATCTCGCATGTTGAATTTTTGTTGAACAATATCCAAAGCACCTTTACGCCATGGTTGCCAACCAGACATATAAGGTTTGTCAAAATTGTCTTCGTAACCTCGATTCATAACTGATCTATAAATGTGGGTTCTAATAACCTTCGATTTATTTCCAGATCTTTTACAATCTAAACTTCCGTAGACATTTGCCTGCCCAGCATCAATATAGCGCACAACGCTCTTATGATGGATGGGTTGGATTTGTACCATAGAACCATCTTCGATGGCTAAATGGGGGAATGACCCTTGAACAATTGGTCGGAAACGTTTTTTCGCTTCTTCCACTAGTTCCATAGTCAAACGCACAGCAGTTACACTATTGGTCAAACCTCCAGTTTGGTGTAAGCCTAAAATGGCTGGTCCAATTGGGGTCATACCAATCATGGTAGATCCGCAATCACCTTTCTGGGTGACTTGGGCACTATCAGCTTTCCACGAAGGCATAGTTTTCTTGAATAATCCAATAAAAACTTCTTCTTTACGAATAGCTCTCAAT